AACTACCGCTACGACATCTTCCCGGAATACAAAGCCTCAAGAAAGACAAAGAGAAAACCTCTTGGATTGAAGTGGTTGTTTGGTTGGATGAAAGAAACCTACGGAGGCATTACCGCTGAGAACATGGAGGCCGACGATTGGATTGGGATTCTCTGCACCAAGGACCCAAAGAAAACCATAGCTGTGTCAGGTGACAAGGACTTCGCTACTCTACCTATTCGTTGGTATAACCCACTGAAGGACGAGCTAAAAGAAGTCACAGAAGAGGAGGCTCGTAACTTCCACCTCATTCAGACACTAGCCGGGGACCAAGCTGACGGCTACTCTGGTGCTAAAGGTGTTGGACTCATCGGAGCTAAAAAACTGATGGACAAGAAGGGCTATACATGGGATACCGTGGTAGGAGCCTTTGAGAAGGCAGGGCAAACCGAAGAAGACGCACTGGTTAACGCTAGGCTAGCCTACATCCTTCAACACAAAGACTACGACAACGATACCAAGAAGATAAACCTATGGAAACCTTCGAAGTAAACGACCCAAAAGGGGAAGCTGGTTCAAAGAAAGCTCCCATGCACCTGCTTCCTCCGTTCGCTATGGAGGAGGCGGCTTGGGTCCATAGCTTAGGTGCTAAGAAATACGGCCCATACAACTGGAGAAAAACAGGGGTGTGCGCGACTACTTATGTGTCTGCAATCATCAGGCATCTCAACGCTTGGAGGGACGGAGAGGACCTAGACCCTGAGTCCGGGAGGAGTCACATAGCTCACGTTGTGTGCTCAGCGAACATCCTACTGGACGCTCAAAGGTGCGAAACCCTACAGGACGACAGGTATAGAGTGGGTATATGTGAAAATAATGAATGACTCGATATGTTTCCAGAGACTCATTTCCCTTTAAACTCAGAGCTAATCAAGGCTCTGGACGAGAGATTCCCTATGCGTGACTTTGATACCAAGGTCACGCTACGGGACATCGACTATCATCACGGGCAGCGCTCCGTTGTTAACTTCCTAAGGGATAGACTTGAGGAGCAAGTAGAGAACTCTTTTAATTCAACATTAGAATAAAACAATGTGCATGTCATCCCCGTCAGCTCCACCACCTAGGCAGTCCCCGGTTCCACCTCCGAGGCCAGCTATGAAGGTAGAACAAATCAAAAACATCGGAACAGAGAAAAGAAAGAAGACTTCCCGAAGAGGAGGCCAACGCTCACTAACCATCAATCGAACCGCTCCAGCTACCGGAACTACCGGGAGCGGAGCTAAAGCTTACTAAACCATGAGTTACTACGGAAAAACTATAAACAACTTCCAAGCCAGTCAGAACTATGACATCCCTTGGAATGGAAGCACCGGAATGTTTGCCGTTTCTGCTTCTAACTTCAACAGCACAGCAGCCACCCTTCAACAGAAGATTGGTGATGTGTGGGTTGATTTTGGAGATGACGCTGTGTTGTCTGAAAACGGAGCTGTTATCTTTTCTACTTCTGAAACAGAGCTTCGTGTTTCTGTAAGCGCAGGAAGCGGTAACCCAACAAGCGGGGTTATCCTCGTTAAGCCAGTCGCAGAAAACAGCGCCCTTTAAACATGCCCTACAGACCCCATCTGGTTTCTTCCACCACCCGTCCTGTTGTCAGGCCGCTGGTGCAAAAAGTGTTTGGGGACTTTGACCCACTACGTCTTGACCCTTACTTGTTCTTTGACGCAGCAACGTCAATGGTGGGCACACTGGAAAACCCAACGCTTGACCTAGACCCTGCGACTCCATCGACCCTCGACGTTATCACGGCGACCCGCGCAGGAATCGCAACCTACACAGACAGCTCAGGGTTGATTAAAGCGGCCCCAGCGAACACGGTGCGCGTTGATTACACGCAGGGAGCCGAGTTGACTCCGACGAAGTTTCAGCGGGTTGGCTATACTGATTTTAATAACGCAAGCCAATGGAGTAAAAATCATGCCACTCTTACTTCTGGCCAACTGTCACCTAATGGCGACAACGCAGCAACAAAATTAACGGCGACAGGTACTGACCCGTATGTATTCGCATCAATAAACACTTCAGCTCAAACGCACACCTTCAGTTTTTACTGCAAAGGAGAAGGACCGACCATTGGGAAAACGGCAAGGGTGCTTTTCTGGTATATCGGAGGCGCAACAGGAACGACTCAATCCGTAGATTTTACATACAGCGGCGAATGGCAGCGTTTTGAATTCCAAACAACACCGACCGGAGCGGGAACCTTATTTTACCGAATCGACGTTCCATCTAATACGGGTGTAGTTGGGGAATCCGTTTACATCTACGGCCCACAGCTTGAAGAAGGCACGACCGCGAGTTCCTTCGTGGCTAACACAACGGGCAGCCCGAAGTTTATCGCTAGCGCAACGTATGGCCCACGAGTGCCGATGATTCTGGTGGAGCCGAGTGCGACGAACTTGTTGCCTTACAGTGAGGACTTTAGCAATGCTGGT